ATATTGCCAAAGTAACCGCCTATTGTTTGTGCGTCATCGGCAAATCCCGCCGTTGTATCGTACATATTTTCATTTTCAGCAAATTCAAAAGTCCCTGTAAACAAGAATGTTTTTATATTTACGCCCACCGGCATTAAGGCAAGTATAATATTTATAATCTCCTGCTGTGAAAGCTCTGCCTTTTCAACAATATCAAACGGTACTTCTATCATTTTGACCGTTGCCGCTTCTTCCGCCTCAACTATCTTCACACCTAATATATCACAGCCGAACGACAAAGCGACGGCATTAATCAAACTATTGTAATCAGCATTAGTAAAGTTACGCATTATCTTAGCTCTAATCATCAGCCTATACTTAATATCATTAGCTGTCCCTCTCGGCTGTTCTATCATATCACCATATAAGTCCAAGACTGCTCCCTCTGCATTATCAAGATCAAGTGACTTATATATATCATCAATATCAATGTCAAGCTTATCAATATCAGTCTTTTCAATGATAAGCAGCTTATTATTATTGCTGTCCGTTTCTTTGCAATAGCAATCCGGTAAGTTTAATACAGGGTTATCCCTGTTGAATACTTTCATATTCAGCTCACCTCCGTATAAGAAATTGTCCCTAATTGTGCCACCTCATTACTGTCAATAATAATATTCCCACCTGCTGTTGGTGTCTTACCGCTTGCAGAAAAAGATACAGCCACAACATCACTTATGCCCTGCACTTTGTAAATATATCCGTATATAGCCGATAATATCACATCATCACCCACACCATAGCTATTCATATACCCGTCAATCTGTTCACTCATTTTAGCCTCAATATCACTGCCGGCTCTTGCATCTTTCTTGTATGATACAGCAATATTAACCTTAATATTTCTTGTATACGAGAAATACACATTATGTGCAGCACCTGATTCATCATACACCACAACAGCCTCTTCGGGCGGAACGCTTGTCGAACAAGTCTTTATGCCGACAGGCGCTTTTGAAAATATCGCCTCACCTATTCTTTGCTTGTACAGCTCACCGCCGTAAACATAGCACTCGAAACTATGCGGCGGTCTTCCGCCTACCTCTTTATCTTCTTTATTTTCGATAATGCTGACAGACTTTACCGTCGGTACTTTCAGAACAGCCGAGCGTATACCATTCACATTGGAACTTCCCATACCATTTACAGCGACACTAAAACGCTTTCGCAAATCATAATCACTTTCCCTATCAACAGCATATAACACCTGTTCGCCGTATTCTGCATCAGTTATACCTGCAACAGGATTAATTATAGTATTAATATTTGATACATTGCCGTCAGTACCTGAAATATCACATTCAACAACAATATCAATACTTCCGTTTTCGGGAATTGTAAACATTGCCGTATTATGAAATGTAATATCTCTATTCTCACCCGATAAAACTATCTCAGACACCTGCGTACCTGCCGTTCCCGATATAATCACACTATGCTGTGCAAATGTTGCGGGATTTCTCACGATACCGGCAAACATACACAGCCTATCCAAACTCTGACCTACTGCGGTATTCGGAAACCTCGCATAATATACCGCCTCAATATCTTCATACGCACGCTCTAAGTCCTTTGCACCTATTCTTATAAACTTTCCAAGCGGCGTCTGCTCACTTGTATCAATATCTTCACCGAACAGTGTTTTGGCCATTTGCAATTTACCCTGTAAAATCTCCGCATAATTAGGTCTGTGGTAGCCGTATTTGTCTAAGCTCATTTCCTCACGCTCCTTAATAATCATGCTCAATATCATACTCAATATTATCAATCTTTGCTGTAAATCTTACACATAGCTTTCTGCTGCTGTCAAAATTCATATTAAATTTTGTAATAACAGCATCATCGCTGATTTGCCTAAGTCCCGACAACAGCTCATTGCGTACAATATCCTCCGATACATTCTTACCCATTAAATTCTTAAAATTGATACCCTCTTTTCTGTTCAATACCCATTCCCCGAAATTTGTTCCGATAATCATCTTAATACGCTGAATAATCAAAGCCTTATTACTTATCATTTGTATTTTATTATTTTTAACAGCAATATCACCATTATCATCAAGCATAAATCCTTTCATTAAACCACCTCCTTACAAAATCCCGATAACCACGCTGTCGCTTTTGCTGTGGTGTCCGATTTCAGGCACACTCATAATGCCTTTTTTTGTTTCTGAAATATCCCTGTCCGAGCAAACGCAAAACACAACATCGCCGCTTTTTAACATCTGTATACGCACCTTTTCCAAAGTCGCATCTTCATTGGGTAATACTATCTTATACCTTGCAGAATGAAGAACAGGAACATTTTTCAACACGGCGGGTGCTGTTGCCTCTCTGTCATACTGTTTTACCATTGCAAGCGGCTGAACATCCGCCTTATTCCCCGAAACACTTATCACCTTTGCGACAAATGCGGTATTTAAATCCAATAACTTATTTTCGATAATATCATCAAACACCGAAAAATTAATCATTTTCGATCACCTCACATTCTGTCACAGATTCACTTTCGTTCCAAGTGTGTCTGCCTTTACGCACTCTATATGTCCCTTTTGCATTCTCGCTGTCAAGATTAATAATAGCAGCGGTATTCATTCTGTGCTGTATCAGCATACGCAAGGTATACCCGTATACATTATCTACATATTCCTCCGCCGTATTTTCTTCTGTAAATTCTTCCGGGCTTTCTATAAGCCCCGTATCAGATGATACAGTAAACCCTATGTTATCGCCCTCCGACAAACGCCTTGCAAATACCTGTCCCTTATTAAAATAAACAGCTATGCCGCAGACCTCAGCATATTTTTTTATATTGCCTAAAATAGCGCCGCTGATATTTACCGCCGACTCATATATATGATCTCTCACAGGATTAAATACAGCCACCGGAATGCTCAGCCTGTCAAGCAAGCTTTTCAAAATATAGCTTGCTCTCACACCCTCAGTGAAAGAAATATCATTCACATCATACTCACTAAGTCCTGCATCATCTATCGCGCTAATGGTAGTCACTCTGTCAGTGCCGCTCTTTTTTGTTTTAACAGCGTTTATTCTTCCTTGAAAAATAACGCCTATATCGTCCTTATAGCCCGCCTTAACTACTATTGCATTATTAATATTAAAGCTCTGCAAAGTGGTCATAGCAAGGTTATATATGGTTATTTCCGCCTCATCAGCCTCAATATCATCATCAAAAGGTATGTCAAATTCAAAATCCAAATCATTAGATGTAATAGTAAACCCACTGCATTCAATCTGAGCAAACCTGTCAAACATACCATTAGGGACAGTATTATCATTAAGTGCCGGATACCACATCTGAACAGCCTTAATAAGCTGTGATGCCGGTGTTTGATTTTTCGGAGCTGTAACTAATCTGCTCATAAACCATCACCGCCATTATCAATCACAAGAAATACCGTCCTGTTCAGATTATCGGCCGTCACACTGTTTTCGGTGTTGCTCTCATCACAAGCGACTATATTCACCGCCGGAAAACTCCCCGCCAGAAATATATCCTTAAACAGCGGTATACCGTAAATAATAGGTTCGCTCTCACATAATACCTCGCCGTTTTTCTCCAGCTTCACTGTAAAAATATCATTATTTTCATTATGCTTTACGGTAAATACAAAATTCTCACCGCAAAGCTTGATATTAAACTTATAAGGTATCATACTTTTGTTAATATTTATTCTATCTTTTTTCATTTTAGCCGCCTGCCTTTATAAAATAGAGCTTTTTCGCATCTCTGCTTTTATACACATCATTCATATTATCACGCAGCCCTACAAGGATTACAGAACCCTCAATAAGTGACGAATAATTGCCCGGTTCGGCAAAAGCGTCGGGGTTTTGCTCCATAATCCAATTAATTTTATCCGATTCGTGCAAAAACTTAGGTGACAATTCGCGATAATAGCGAACAATCATAAATATCTGTTCCCCGCTTTTCACAGTGTGATATATCTTCTCGCCGTCCCCCAATTCCACCTGCTGTGTACCTGCATTTGTCGGTTCTGCATTTTCGTTAGCAGCATCATTGCTGACATTTCCGGCAAAAGCCAGCTGTGCAATTTTAATTTCTTTCAGCTTCATACTGAAATTAGCACCGCCGGCAATAGTATTTGGGTGAGATGTAGAGAATTTTTCGATAATCAATCCGCTTACAGCGTTACGGCCTGCATAATTAATTATAGTTCCTGCATACTGCATTTGTTTCAATTTCTCAAGCATATCAGAAGCATTAATGCCATCGTGATCTACAATACAGCCCGAAATATCAATCTCAACAGGCAATTTGCGTATATGGTCTGTAATATCCACCCCATTTTCAACAGGGTGTGAAGCAGCCTCTATATCGTGTGTAAGATTTTCCTTTTCAACGAACACATAAACATCATTCAGCCAAGCCATTTCTCTACACCTCCCTTAATCTCGGATTTTTACGGGCCATACCGTCAAACATATCTGACATAGACTCTTTTACCCACTGTTTTACTTTTCGTTCAATGCTTCTTGTATCTTCCGCACCGTTTATTGTCAAATTAAATACGGGTGAGTAATTGTTATATTCATTTACCGTCTTTTTGCTTGTAGTATAATAAGGCTCATTATCGGGAGTATAAGCAACACTGCCGCTTACAGCCTGCTCAACATCCGATACGCCCATTATATTTGCTGTTTGATTTAACAAATCAAGACCTCTGTTTCGCTTGCCGGCGGATAAAGGTATAATCATTTCAGGTCCCGCCTCACCTACTAAACCTAAATGCGGGGTAGTAACAAGACCACCGTCAGCGTGTGCTGTTGCGTCGGAAGACACACCCATAACCTTTTTGCCTTTATCTATGATGTCTTTTGCAATACCGCTGACCTTATCCCATATTCCCTGAAAAAATCCTGTAATGCCCTCCCAAACAGATGTTACAGAATTGTATGCGGTTTCAAAAGCCGATACTATCGTACTTTTCGCACTTTCAATACCTGATGTTATATTATTCCACAAGTCGGTAAAATAATTTTTAATAGGATTTATAACATTATTAAGCACCCAACCTGCAAGAATTTTCCACGCATTAACAATAGCATTATATATGTTTTCGGCTATCTGCGTTATCTTATTCCACAAATCCGTAAAAAAACTTATTATAGGCTGTATAATCGTTGTATTTACCCAATTAGCCAAGCTGCACCAAGCACTGACTATTGAATTATAAATATTGGTTGCTGTTTGCACAATTTGAATCCATAAGTCCGTAAAGAATTGAATAATCGGTTGTACTATACCGGTACTTACCCAGATAGTAAAACTATTCCATAACCCTTGTATAATAGCAATAGCAGTTGTTACCGTCGTCGTTACAAAATTCCAACAATCAGCGAAAAATTGTACAATAGATTGAACAATTCCGCCTATCCATTCAACGAATGCAGACCAGGACAATTGAACTTTGCCTACAGTATTATCAACCCCGACTTCAACACTGTTCCAAGCCTCTTGAAAAGACTGTATAACTGGTTGTATTATACTGATATTTACCCAATCGGTAAATCTATTCCATAGCTCTTGTATTATAGCGATTACGGCTGTTACTGTTGTTACCGTATTATTCCAACCGCTTACAAAATAATCAATAATAGGCTGTATAATATTTGCGCTTATCCAATCAACAACAGGTGCTAAAGCTTCACACAATCCCTCATATATCACCGCACCTAAACCGATAATAAAGAAAAACAAATTTTCAAAAAGCATAACAATAGGCTGAATCATATTAGTATCAATCCAATTTAAAACCACTCCAAAAATACTTTTAATGCTTTCAACTATGTTATTAAAAATCTGTACCGTTTTATCCTGCAATGCAATCCAAAACTCAACAATAGGCTGAATCACATTAGCATCTACCCACTCTGAAATTGACTTCCACGCATTTTTAACAGCTTCTACTATGTCATTAAAAATCTGCACCGTCTTATCCGATAATTCAGTACAATATGTAACAATAGGCTGAATCACATTAGCGTCAATCCAAGCGGAAATATCTATAAGCTCATTTGTAAACATAGTCCAAGCTTCAGCCAAGCTATTTTTCACATTATCAATAATTTCATCAATCCACCCGAACACGCCGTCAAAAGAGTCGGTACTGCCGACACCAATAATTGCCTCACCGATATTTGCAAGAGATGTTTTTATTTTTTCGACCATATTTTCCGAGCCTTTAAACACTCCGTCCCAAATACTATCGCTTATGCTCTGCCAATCTTGATTTACAATCCCGTCCCATAATGAAGTAAACAGAACACCGACGAATACAAGGATATTAGGCACCATAGATATTAATCCTGTTGTCAAAGCACCAATCAGTTCAACAGCACCGGAAATAATCAGTGGCGCATTTTCAACAATAGCAATAGTCAGCCCGACAATAAGCTGTACCGCCCCATCAACCAACAACCCCCTATTATCATTAATCCCGACAATCAAAGCATTAACAAGTTCTATTGTGCAAGAAATAATAAGAGATAAGCTTTGTGTTATTCCTTCTACCAATGTACTCACCAAAAGCGGAGCCGCCTGAGCAATATCGGGCAAAACGCTGATTATTCCTCCAATTAAAGCTTGAATAATATCCCCGCCATAATCTGCTATAAGCTGTATACTGACATTAAGAGCCGTTATCAAAGCCGTTATTATTGTCGGTACAGTTCCGACAATAATAGGCAAGCTCTGTATAATACCTTTTACCAATCCATCAATAAGCACCATTCCCGCCTCTATAAAGCCCGGCAAATCTTCAAGAATAACATTCACGCTGTCCGACACAGCGGTAACCAAAGCCGCTATAATTTCAGGAGCCGCTGCTCCCACACCTGCAACCAAGGCACTTATCATTTCCATACCCGCGTTAATTAAATTCGGCAAAACACCTGTAATTCCGCTAAGTAATTTTCCCGCAACTTCAACAACAATTCTAACAAGCCAAGCTCCCGAATTAGCTAATGTGTCAGTAATCTGCTTAACAACATCATTTAAAATATCAGCAATACCTGTTAAACCACTTCCGAAAGCCTTTTTAAATGCTAATATATCACCCGTTTTAAAAAAGTCGTTCAAAGCTCCTGTTATCTGTCCCAAGCCCGATGTCACCTTATCAATTAAAGGAGCTGCCATAGCAAGTAAGCCTGTTCCAAGCTCTATTCCCGCATTTTTCAGCTGATTCATAGCCACCTTAGCTTTTTGTGATGGCGTTTCAAGTTTTTTCAAAGCCTCTTGTGTCGCGCCTGTTGATTCAAGCATTTGTTTAACCATATCATTATATCCGGCAGCACCGTTTGAGAGTAAAACAAGTCCCGCCTTACCCGCTTCAGCAGACCCCCATATTTCATTAAATGCCGTGCCTGTTTTAGCCGCCTCATCTTTTAAAATTTGGAGTACATCGCCTACGCTGTTACCGCTCGCAATAAGCTCCTGAAAGGATTTTCCGGTTGATTTTTTCAGCATCTTACCTGCGTTTGTGCTTGATTTACCCAATTCATTAAGCATACTGTTCATATATGTAGTGGTTTCAGCAGTGGCAATACCGTTAGCGGTCATAATGGCATATCCGGCCGTAAGCTGTTCTAATCCCACGTTCATACTGTTTGCTGTCGGAATCACCTTACCCATTGCGGCAGCTAATTCCGCAACAGTAGTCTTGCCTTTGTTTTGAGTTTGTATGAGCATATCAGACACAGACCCAACCCTGTCGGCCTCCATACCGTAAGCGTTCATTATAGTAGTGAGAATATCAATAGATGCACCCGTATCAGTAAAACCTGCTCTTGCAAGACTTGTTGCATTCTCTACAAAATTAACGGCATCTGCTGTTTGCTGACCTGCTGAAATAGCGTTATAAGTTGCGTCGGCTATTTCGGTTGCACTAATACCCGATTTATTAGACAAGTCCATTACTTGCTTAGATAAATCGTCAAGGCTTACGCTGTTCGTATCGGCAATAGTGTTCACTTTTGCCATAGCGTCCTGAAACTCCGACGCAGAAGACACCGCACTTTTTATAGCCCTGCCAATGCCGATAAAAGCCGTAGCGACAGCCGCTATTTTAGCGACATTTTTAATAGCACCCAAAGCCCTGTCAAACCCGTCGACCGACCTTGTTGTGCCCTCAACATTTCTCTGTAAGCCTCTCACACCGTTCACCACATCATCTAAGCCGTTGCGGTTCGCCTGAAATTCCAACTCAATCGTATCACGCCTTATCACATTATCCGCCATAATTCTCACCTGCCTTTTTTCATGGCTTTTCTTTCAGCCTCTATCTGCAAATCCAATGCAATGTTGGCTTCATCAATATCTTGAGGAGACATAAAAGGCTTTCCAAACACAGTTTGATAATCAAACCCCCTGTTTGAAAATAATAACCTCCACATCTGCCAATTATTCTTCGCCCTTTGTCTCAGCTGACTTATCGTCAACTTTTTTATCTCGAAAGTGTCCCATCATAACCTCATTTGCAAATGTAACAACTTCGTTAAATTCCTCGACCGTTTCAAAATCATCTGCTGTAAGATTAGTCGGTGTAACAATGACATTTTTAAAAAGATATTTAGACAATTTAACGGTACTTACATTGCTGTTATTGTTGTTTTGACAACTATCAATAGCTTCAAGTGCCGCGCCTACTCCATTAAACTGCGCAACATATTTTTTACCGTTTATTTCTTTTTCCACTGTATAATAATTAACTTTACTCATGATATAATCTCCTTTTTATACACAAAAAGGGACGGTAAGTCCGCCCCATATTTATTTTTCCGATACTGTTTCAACTTTGCCGTCAAAGACCTGAAAACTAAATTCTCTGTCACCTGCTTCTGCACCTTTTTCGACACTCGACATTGTCTTAACTCTTGCAGTTGCACCGCCGAATTTTTCATTAAGTGATGTATCATTCACCCAAATGGCAAAATATTCTCTATCATCTTTAAGTGCTGTCAAAGCTGCAAGCTGTGGTGATGTAGCTTGTACAGTCATAGTAAGAGTGTATAAGTCATTGTTTATTTCATTTACAACAACATCACCCTGAGCGCCCACAGATGTTGAAAAATAGTCTTCATCTTTTTCAAAAGTAAACATACTTTCAGCAAGACCTGTCACATTAAAAGTTGTATCGTCTGATTTGGTTATCGTCACTGTACAGCTTTTAGCATTATAAGTTTTTACCTGCGCCATTTATATCAACTCCTTTATATAATAATCTCACCTTTAATATCCACATCATGAATAGCACCGGCAAGAGTAAATGCAAATTTGCCGCCTATATATTTTCTTTCGGCTCTATCGGATGCACTTGTATCCGCTCTCTTTGCATAATTTACGGTATAAAGCCCCTGACCGCTTTCGGTTGCCGCAATAATACCCTTGCTTACCGCATCCCTCATCACATTTTCACAAATGCTTGAAAGCATTGCGATACCGCTATCATCGTAAGGTATTTTAGCTGATGAATTAAGCAATTTTTGTGTCTTATATACAAGGTTGCTAACTATATAATCTCTGCTGTCAACAATATCAATGTATTCACCGCCTGCCGTCTTACCTTCGCTTGTGACATTATCACCGGCCTTTGCTACAAAAGTGATACCGCCCTTATCGTGTATAACTTTTATTTCACTATCTGTAAGCTTTTGTACATCAATACCTTTTAATATGAGATTCTTGTATGTAAAAGAGCCTGCATCCAAACCGCTTACAGCACCTACTAAAGCAGATACCGGAGACGGATAATCATTAGTAGCCGTGCAATAAAATAATACAGTTCTATTTATACCTGATACTGTCAGCGACTTGCTGTCAGCTACATCCAAATCAGCAAAATACATTTTATTTTCCAATGTTTCTACCTTAGCCATAACCTTTGCAATATCAATTGCAGTTTCATTTTCAGATACAACAATAAGTTGTCTCCAATCTTTGTTTACATTGTCTTGTTTGCCGAGCCATACATCTGCTGTATCGGCAGCACTGCATACTGCTATCATAGATGGAGCATTATTTTGCATAAATATAGCGCTTGCAGATTTATACACCTTAGTTGTTTCAGCAAAACCTGCTTTTTTAACTTCGTCAAGGTTTGAGCATTCAGTATATGCTGCTTCCTTGCTTGCATTCTCTTCAAGGATAAGCGGATAACCAAGACCAACTGTACCCGGAGCTTGCAAGGTTGTAATAGTTACTTTAACATCAAGTGACATTAAAATCCCTCACTTTCTTATTTAATTTTAATTAAAATTGACTTTTTCAATCGTACCTATATCGCTGTATTTATCAGCTGATACGGTACTGTTAAGAGCAACGGTAAAATCAAATCCTTTACGATATTCATAGTCGCTTGTAAGTATAGTGTCCCTATTGGTTATACCTCCGACCGACGATATAACAACACCATTATCGCTAAAATAAACCGTGCCTATATCATCTAAATATTCATGTGCCATTACTACAAGATTACAGCAATCCGTATCATTATCTGCAAGTACCGACAAACTCCATATTTGATTAAACATCTTTGCTCTTGTGCCATCTTTATATATACCGTATGTGCCCTTATTTTCGCTCATAAGCGTTGTTATCGTATAAGATACATAAGGATAAGACGGCGGCGCTGCGTTTTGATTTGAGCGAATTACGGGGCAATTAAGATACTCGC